CGAGCTTTAAACGACTTTCTCTTAGCTTTATCAGAAGCACTCTCCCCTTTGCGCGGAGGCTTCGTCTTAGCACCCTGCATACCGAACCGAATGAGCTTCGGTTTGCCGCCGTCTTTAACGACAACAGCGTGAGACTTACCGCTCGGATGGTTCGGCGTGCGGATGGGCTTATCAAAGCCCTTAAACGTATGACCACCGCGCTTGATCTCGGCCATTACTTTTTCTTCGCGGCAGGCGCAGAAGAGATCTGCGAACGAAGCTTCAGGACAGATTGCTTGCCGTGCTTGATCAGCACAACAGGGTCGCCAGGCTTGCCGCGCCGAGTGACAGTCCCTTTTGGGCCTTTCACGCTATAAGAGCCCTCGCCCTTAACACTTTGAAACACTCCGTAGACGGTTGCGCCTCCGAAGGTCCACTTAACTCGAGAACCCTTTTTCACTTTTTCTTGCCTCCCTTTTTCTTGCCCATCTTCGATTGGGGCTTCTTAGGACCGGAGTAACCAGGCATCAGTCTGCCTCCTTAGGTGCTTCCTTTTTAGCGGCTTTTTTCTTGGCCGGGGCCTTTGCGGCCTCTTTGCCTCCGGACGTGAACTGGTACTTGCTAGGCAATGTCATAAGAAGCCTGCAGGGACAAATACAATCTACGCTTTCTCGGTCTCGTCAACAAACTTGAAGCCGTCCTTCTTGGCGAGCTTCTCGATGTAGTCAAGCTCGCTGCGCTTCGCGCCCTTAACGTGCTGTTCCTTCGGGTCGCCGACACCGATCGGCTCGAAAAATCGTTGAGTTGCCATTAGTCGAGTTGTACGAGGAAGATTTCGTAGGCAAACAGACGGTTCTTAGTCATCTGAGCGTTTACTTGCGTGCGCTTCACCATGTCTACTCGGTAGCGAACGCCGGAGGGCATAAGCACTTCCTCTTCGTTTGACATCTCAGATAACTGCGCAATGTCAACGCCTTTTTTGTTTTTCACGCGAAAGGTTAGATGGTTGCCGCTGCCAACGGCAAACTCCTCGGCAATGCCCTTGTTCTTCGACCAACTCTCAAGAGCTCTCACCGACTTGCCCTCGGTAAGTGCCTCGAGGATCCTGTTCATATCTTCCGTGCTTGCGTTGAGACCGCGATACACAACGCCGTCAAACTTAGGAGCTTTTGCGATATAGCCCTCTAGCAACTCGATGCTCTTGTCGACCTTCTTGCTGCCCTTGTAAAGCCGCATCTGCGCCTTCTCGTAACGGGTAAGGGCGATGCCATCGGCCTCGGCCCGGCGAAATTGCTCTGCCCTAGCAAAGCGAAAGCCCTCAACAGACCAATCCTCGATCGCGCCTAGCTCTTCTTTGCTTGGTTTCAAGAGACCGGATGCTGCAGGCGTCGGCTTCGGCTTCGGCTTCGGCTTCGGCTTAGCTTTCGGCTTCGGCTTAGGCTTCGCGTTGATCTTCGACACAGGGCCGTAAGCCTTTTTGAGGTCGTCGATCGTTTTCTCGCTCCCGTCTTCGCGGACAAACCTCCGGATCGCCCCGTCGGGGCCGTATTTTTTTGAGAGCGCGGTGAAGTACCCGACCTGCCCTTTGTCGCCTAGAACCTCCTCCTGCACGGCTTTCGGCTGCCTTTTAAGCCAGGCCCCGTATGTCTCGCCGTCAGGAATGTTCTTTTTGCTGTTAGGCCGTCCGATCTCGCTTTCTGGCGGCGGATCGAATCCGAGGCTGTCGTAATCGATGATGGGCACGGTCGTAGACCGGCAGTTGAAATGCTGCGGCGGTATCGGCCCCTTGCCGTAGAAGTGCTCGGTGCCGTCAAGAGCTCGACAGATCGCAGAGGTTCGGCTGTCGAGCGTTGCGGTGTACCGATACTTTTTCGTGATGTCTTGGTTTGCCTCGTAGGCCTTCATGCTCGCTGCGTTAGCGACCTGATTGATGCTCGTCCTGACGACCGTTCGGATCTGGTTGTTTGCCTTTACTGTCGCCGACCCGCCTGCGCGTAAAAGCTGCGAGATCGAGCCCGAGTCACCCTCTTGCAACCTGCCAATGAGCCGTCGCGTAATTGAATCGGTCGATTCTCCGGTAAGGAAGCCGTTGCGAACGGCCTGCCCGAACGCCGCAGCCTCTCGCTCGGCCATGTTCTCGAACGAGCTTTTTAGCACCTGCCCGTTAGGGAGCGTTAGGGTCACACCGTCGGCAATCGTTACCCGCACGGCTTCACTTGCGCCGCTTACTGCCGCCTGTAGGTCATCGCTAAGGGAAATAATCCCGCGTTGCGTCGGGTCGAAGCTCGCGACGGCTTCCGCAAACCTAGGGCTGATCTCAACCGACTTAACTAAGTCTCGAGCTGATTCCGGCAAAGCATCTTTTAGCTGCTCCTCGACAAAGCCCGCCTGCACCCCCGCTAGCTCCTCGAGCTCTCCGATAGATAGCGCCGTGCTCTCGTTAGCCCATTGCGTTAGGCCAGTCTTTAGCTGCCCGAGGATCGCCGTAAGCCTTTGAGCCTTAACAGGAGCCGTAGCAGCATCAAGCCCAGCAAGACGTTGGCAAGTATCCACAAGCAGATCGTTGTATGACCGAATGATCCGCTTGGAAACGCTGTTGCTATATCGATTGAGGTCGATGGCATTGCGGTACAGCTCGGAAGGTGTGCTCATGTCGGCTCAATACCTAATTCCTCTGCTGTCGCAATAGAGATCGCGGAAACATCAGCGCCGCCTGCTAAGGCCGTGCCAACTATTTCTGTGAATGTTCCAACGACGTCCTCATCGTATGTGTGGATGTTTCTCTCCCACACCCCCCACGGACGACCTTCTGCAAACTCAGTAATCCGAATGACAGCGAAATATTGGTTCTGCAGCTCTTCGTGCGAAAAGTAAAGGAGCTGCTTGCGCGTATTACTCCGACGGCTCATCCTCTTGCGGTGCTTGTTCTGGCATTTTGGCCTCTTCTGGTTTTTTCGGCTCCGGCAAAGATTGCTGTAACTCAATCAGGCCGCCGGTCTGCGTTGCCTCAAGCTCTTCCTCGACGTCGAACTCGTCGCCGAGCACCTCGCCTTCTGCGAGCTGATCGAGCAAGGTCTTTTGCGTAATCGAGCCTGCGTTATAGAGCTGCAGCAACGCCTGGATTTCTTGGGGCTCGAGGCGCGACGCGAGGAAGTCGCGATTAACGAAGCTGCTCCCGACGTTGCGCTCCTGCATATATTCCGCGTGAAAAACAAGGCAGTTATCAATCAGATCCTGCATCTGCTGCGCGATGACCATCATCGTCGAGTCGCCTTGACTGCGGTCGATTTTCTTCGCCTCTGCTGTCTCCGCAGAAAGCTTCTGCCCGAGGACAGCGGCTAGGCCTAGCTCGTTTATCTGCTGCGCTACTTGCTCGAGACGCTTGAACTGCGCCTCGTAGCTCCGACCACCCGGCTCAATGTATTCAGCCCTACCGTCTGACGGGAAGGCAATTGCCTCGCCTGGCCCTGCGCTGATCTCTTCTGCGGCCTGCGGGAAGCCGTAGAACGCAAGCATCGGGACCGCACTGATATGCAGTTGGTTGTCGAGATCCGACTGGACTTGGTACTGCTTAAGGTTCAGCTCCGCAATGTCGGCAAGCGGCGGCCGCGACTCGAGGAGCCCGAGCCGGTTCGAGTAAGCGACAGAAAACGGAATCTCGGAAAGGCTCGTGCGTCCTTCGTCCGTTACGACGAACTCGCCGCGCTGGTTCTTCTGGTGGATCTCGAAAGCGCCAGGGGTAAGTACACGGACCTGCTCAATTTCTTTCTCGCCGTAGAGGCCGTCAGGCACGACGATTTTCTCAATAAGGCGCAACTGCGTTAGGCGTTGCTTGCCGTCTTCCGTTTCGTAACGCCACCCAACGATGTCGCGCGGGGTATACGTCACCCAGTAGGGGCGACCGTTTTGCCCTGCAGCCGGGGCGTCTACAAGGACACCGACGTGCCCGTATCGGATGCACTTACGAGCCGTTTCGTAGGTCCAGACGTTCAGGTCATTGCCTTGCAGATCGACGTCGAAGAGCTGCTCGGTGATTACGTCGGAAACGTCCGTAAGACGAACAGGCTTGCGGGTCAACATCCCGGCAAGCATCCGCTCAAGGCGTGCATAAAACGGCGCAAGCACCGATCGCATCAATCTGTTGTCGTATGCCTCATCAAGTTCGCGCGGTTCTTGCGGCAAGTACGTCCGATGTTTCTTCCTGATTCCGTAAGTGCCAGTCATCAGGGTCTCGATTAAGACCCAGTGCGGCTCCATGTTGACCCACGCCGTGTTTGGGTCGTTGACATTCGTCGCTGTGCCTACGCGTTGGCGACCACTAAGACCGGAATACACGGCAACTCCTCGCCTGATACTGGAATGTTAATTGACAAGATCATTGACACAAGAAAAGGGAGCCTTTCGACTCCCTTCTCTCCTCGCTAAAAGGTGGCACCCCCGTCAGCAACGTCAATATAGTCTGATTCCGGTTCCGCGCCCTGCGCGTTCGTGAAGAGGATTAAACGCACCGAGGATTAAGTAGCCGAGCCCGTCAGTCCAGTGCTCGATGTTTGCCGATTTATCGATCACATAGTCCTCAGCACCTTGCTTGTAGGTAACGTTTTTAAGGGCCTTGATTGTGTGCTTACAACGCGGGTGAACAAATAATCGCAGACTGCCTTTCGCCGTTCGGATCATCCAGTTTGTCGCGTTGATCTTGTCCTTAACGGACCAAGGAGCCTTCGGGCTAATACAGCTAAAGCCGAACCGGCGGATAATGTCGTGATCCGTTCGCCCGGCAGAGGAAGTCTTGCGAGCCGAGCCGGTCGGGTCGGGGTAAGCAACGATCTGCCGATCCGGGAACCGCTGCTTAAGGAGAGCGCACACCTCATCGGTATTCGACTGTTTGACGGCTAGCTCGTCCCAAATGTGCAGCGTGTCGCCGACCCTGCTGCCAAGGACGCCCGCCATGATGCTGACGTTGAAGTCGGTGCCCCAGTAGATCGCGCCGCCTGTGTCCTGTACGTCCTCGCTAATATTCTCGTCGTTAAAGCCGGGATAGACCCGACCCGAGAGCGTCTCAAAGCTTGCTAGGTATTCTTGCCTAAAGGTGCGTTCGTCGAGGGTATTCCGCGCGGCCTCGATCTCCTCCGCCGCGACGTTGCCGCCCTCGATCGTCGTGAATGAGAAGGTGTCCCAGTCCGTTTGCTCCTGTGCCTGCTCCCATAGGTCGTGAAACCAGTTAAGACCTGCCGGGGTAGTGATGAACCAAGCCGGACCGTTTTGGTCTGATAGAGCAGGACGGAGGACCATCTCCCATGCCGTCTGCTTAACGTAAGCGGCTTCGTCGATGACGAGGGCCGAAAGGCTTACGCCCCGCAGGCTGTCCTCGTTATCTGCGCCGCGAAGAGCAATCAGGCTCCCGTTAGCGAACTCGATCGATAAGTCCGACTCGTTCCGTTTAACGACAAGCTCCTCGGGTGCCATCGCCTTTAGCTGTCGCCAGGCGATCTGCTTTGCCATCCGATAGTTCGCGGTGACGTACCAGCAGAGGCTTCCGGGCTTTTCCATCGCCCAGCAGATAAGACGCGTGATGCAGAGGTAGGTCTTTCCGAAACGACGACCGGAGCACAGGAGCTTGAAACGCTTATCGGCCTCCCATACCTCGCGCTGCGGCCCCGTAAGGGCCTCCGCTAACTGCTCGACGTAGTTGCTGCAATCGGCCTCGCTAAACGCGACCGCCGACTCGACTGCCGAGAGGATTGAACCGCCGGGAACCGCCGCAAGGATGCTCATTCAAACAACCGCGCGACCTTCGCGGCCTGGTTTACACAACCAAGGGCGACGCTGAGGTTTCCGGTCTTCCGGGCCTCTTTCTGGATGCTCGAGAGCTGGGCAAGGATCTCCGCAGTGAAGCTGCGTCTATCGATCTCCCAATCGGCACGGATCAACTCTCTCGCCTTCGCGATGTAGTTGTCTGTTTGCCGATCCGAGACCCCCCATTCATTCGCAGAGTATTGAACGATCTCCGAACGCACGGCCCCGTTCGCTAAAAGGCGGGCGACTCGGTTCACTCGCATATCGACTTCGATCTTTGTTGACTTAGCCATTAGATCGGTTTCTCAAGGATGTAACCGGCGAAATCGCCGAAGCGAAACCACTGGTAAGGGATGCCGGGCAGTTGTCCCAATGTTATGGGCCTTTGCACTCCCGCTAAAGAGAGTTCTTTTTCAATAATCTCCTTTGCGTCAACACCGGCCTCGTATTTTCCGGCAAGAGTAAGTCGAGTCATCACAGTGCCGAAGTAACCGTGATGCGTTTCGAGCTTGTCAAAAATAATGATCGCACCGCCGGGCCTGCACTTATCGAGAAGCCCACGCAAGTAATCACGGCGCTTGCTTGGCTCGACGAACATCAGCGTTAGAAACGAGATTGCTAGGTCAAACGGTTCGTAGTCGTAGCTCTCTGCGGGGGAGCAGATAAAGATGCCAGGGGCGCTGTAGATCTTCCGCATCTCGTCGGACGGGTCGATGCCTACGAGTCGAGCGTCTCGCGCCTTTAGCGTCGCCTCGAGGTTGCGGCCGATGTTGCCGGTAGCGCAACCGATGTCATAGACCAGGCCACCTTTCGGGATGTAGTGCCTTGCTATGTGAGTTATCGCCGAGGTCGCTAGGTCGTACCAGGGCAGTTGTTCTCTGACGTGGTTATCGAATCCGGTCGCCACATCCGGGGTTTCAAATGTCCAACTAGCCGGAATATCCATTAAATCTTCGACAGAATTTCCTGTTCGATAGTTTTAGCAACCTGCGCCATCATTAACGGCGGGACAGCGCGGCCTATACGTTCCCATTGCTGCTGAAAGGATCCTGTTAAGGCGAAATCGTCGGGGAAGCCGCCGACGCGGCGCAGCTCGCCGAGGGTAAGGGTCCGAGGCTCGTCCCAGTGGTAGAGCTGCTGCGTACCCTGCGTGATTGTGTTCGCCGGTCGATTCGGCGATTGCTTGCAGTGCGTAAGGAAGCTGTTTTTGCCGGTGATGCGTTTGCAGGCGTCGCCGAGCGTTTCGCCGGGCTTCGACTGCGACCAAAAGCGGTAGGTCTCCGACTCTCGGTTGAGCTCCTTAGCGGTCGTATCGGACGGCGGAGGCGTTAGGCAATCGCCGACGTTGTAGGCGTAAGGGAAGGGCTTCGGGTGTACGGGCTCAAGGCCGAGGTCGTTGCGGACGCCAACAAAGATCGTTCGCTGTCGCATCTGCGGTACGCCGAGCCAGCGAGCGTCGAGCACTCGGCACTTGACGCTGTATCCGCAATCGCGGAGAGCCTGCAGGATCCGTTTGAAGTAACCCTTGGCGGTGCCTTTAACGAGGCCGCTTACGTTCTCGGCAACGAAGACCTTCGGCTGTACGCCCTCGAGGATGCGGGCATATTCGTAGAACAGGTCATCGACCCGCTGCGCTCCGTCGCTGTAAGCCTTGACCTTGCCCCAGCCTTCTTCGCGCTTTCCTGCCGTAGAGAACGCGGAACAGGGTGGCGAGCCATCGAAAAGGTCTAGCTCCCCGCGCTGCACTCCGGCCCGCTCAAGGAGCATCTCCGGGGTCAGAGAGCGAATGTCTGACCCGTCGAGGTAGCTGTTGGGGTGGTTTTCCTTGTAGGTGCGTTGCGCCTCGGGGATGAACTCGTTCGCGTAGACGACGCGATAACCCGCCATTCGATAGCCGAGACAAGAGCCGCCGCAGCCCGAGAACGTAGAGGCCACTTTGTAGCCGTTCCAGGGCAGGGCAGCGATCTCGCGCATCGAAGGGACCCGATACGGGGGCTTTGTCACGAGGACTTACCGCTCCACTCGTAGCCGCAGGAAGGGCAGCGGTGCTCTGTGGTGATGTCGTCGTCTACCTCGGCGAAGTCTTCCGGGGGAAGCTGCTCGGCTTCAACCTCGAGGATGCCGTTGAGGTCGTCCTGCGAGAAAAATGCCGAGATGTCGTGCTGCTGGCTTAGGCGGTTAAGCATCTCCTGATCCCACTCGGAAAGATCGGAGGCGCGGTTATCGGCGAGGGCAAGGCCGACCTTTTGCTCCTCGGTTAAGCCGGTGCGACGGACTGCGATTACTTCGTCGCCGTCGGTCTCGATGACGCGGATCCGATCGATACCAGCCTCCTTAGCGCCCTCGATCGTGCCGTTGCCAGCGAGGATGCGGTTGTCCTCGTCGATGACAATTGAACGGGCGGCACCGTAACGCTGCAGGGACTCTTTAATTAGTTCTGCGGAACGATCGGTGCGCCTTCGTGCGTTTTTGTGGTCAGACTTTAGATCCTTGATCGATGTCACTGGGATTGTTTTTAATCGTCCAGTAAGACATTAGCTGCTTTACTTTCGGCTCAACTAAATGCATCGAACTCACTGTTCCGACGTATTCCCCAAGTTGAATGCGGACGCATCCATCTTCGAGGGTGCGGATCTTGGCTCCTGGCATAGGCGAGGTTGAGGCGTCGCTCATAGTCGAGGAAGGCACGGAGCTCGTTGTCATGCTGCGCGATGCGGAGGCGTTCGTCGAGGGTCATGGGTCAAGAGTGCTTAGCGGTTGCAATCTCTACAAAACGCTGGAACCACCAGGCCACGGCATCGGAGCCATGACGTGCATTTTCGTTTGACTGCCACATCGACAATGCGACGAAAGCGTGAGCGCCCTCGTGGTCACCAATAGTTAATGCGCCGACGATGCTGCCATTTTGGAATGACACGTGGAAGGTTTCCGATAGCTTTTCAAGCCAACGGTGCAGAGTGATTGCGTCTTCGCTTACGCCACTTAAATCGCCGTCAGCTTTAAGCAGCTCGTAGAGCAAGGGTGATGAGACGTAATAACGACGACCGGCGAGCCGAGCCTCGATCTGGGACCCGCCGAGCTCCATAACGATGTGTTTTGGAAGTTTCATCCCTAGCTGTGCAGCATCTCCGTAGGTACGACTTTTAAGGGCTTCGTAAACGCGTTCAACGCACCAGATGTAGCTGCTGTTGCGCGAAATGCCTCGACGCCAATGCTCACCTTCGATAAGGCAACCACCGCGAAAGTCTTGCTCACGCTTAAGAGTTCGCTCGGAGCAGCCGACCGCCTTTGCTGCGGCGGGCGTTTTTAGCCATTGGTCAGTCATCGGCGAAAGGAATGGGGAAGGGGGTGTCGGGGAGGGATCTAGCTCTCGCCCCCTAGAAGTCGAGAGTTGTCCGGCTTTTCCTGCGCAGCTCTGGGCAGGTGTTGTATGACCTGGAAGCCCCGACGGGAGGCTTAGTTCGTGCGGTTGAGGTACTCGAGCACCCAGAACCATATCTCCGTTGGGGCGTACTGCCCGGCGACGTAGTAGGGGGTGCCGTCTTCGAGAATGTTGAGGCGTCCGTAGTTGCCTGGCACTAGAGGTTCCTCGCTCTGTATACGGACAGGATAGCGCCGGTGTACAGCGTCGCGCTGTCGACGCATCTCGTTGCCGTCTTGTCGCCATAGGCGCTGCGCCTCGGGGCCGTGCCCGTAGTCGCGCCAGTCCCTTCGGGCTTGGCTGCGGACGTAGGAGCGAAGATCAGAGATCGTTTTCATCGAATCCCTCCTCGAGTTCGAAACGGCGCTGGTCGCAGGGCTCTTCGCCTTCGTCGTCCTTCGTGTGGAAGGTG